CAATCTGGAAGTGGCAGGTGTGGCATAGGGCTGCGATCCTGTAGTCGTGGGCCTTGATGCCCTTGCCCTTGCCGTCCCTAAGTTGGTTTGAATGGGCGGCTACCACCGTCCCATCCTGCGCCCCGCAGTGCTGGCAGGGGCACTCCCTGACCGCCTCCAGCAGGGCTTTGTTGCGGTAGTTCATTTAGAAACCACAGCCCGGGAGAACACAGAGAACTCCCGCAGATTTACACGACTGATAGTTTGAGTCAGGCCGCCTAGGTTGCTGATGTCTCTACCATTTAAACGCTCACGCTCCACAACCATGGTCTGGCTGGCGGATGACATGGCGGATTTAGCAAATGACTTGTCCAAAGCAAACATAGATGGGGTCTTGTTCTCGCGCCAGCGGAAGGGGCTGTTCGGGGGGCAATTGCACTTCATGATGGTTTTCTTTCTCCAGATTCAAAGGCTTCTCTGTTGTCAGCGCTATTGTGCACTGCAACAAGTTCTTCATAGTCAAGCTCGGGGCTGCACCAGCAGTCTCCCCTAAGCTCGTGTTTGTATGTGTCGTTTAAAGGTATGACGTGGGTGACCTGACAGCCCTCGTGAGACTCTCCGACGATGGTGGCCCACATCATTTTTTAATCTTTCGTTCTGGGCGGGGACAGTGGGGGGGAGGGACGACTACACACCACACAGCGGTGACGCGGTTGCCTTGCTTGATCCAACGGTCGATATAGGCATCGGGCATATGATGCACGATCCGGTGGATGTGAGACTTGTCTGTACCGGCAAGCTCTGATATCTGCGACACTGTCAGTCCTTCAGAGGCCCGCAGAATCTCTCGCACCCTGTTGATGCGAACGTTACTGCCCATAGCTCACCGCGAACCAGACCACAGCCCACGCCGTGGCAACCACCAACCAGAAGCGGACGTTGGCCCAGAAGTCCTCAATCTCGGAAATCATCATCACAAACGGGATCGTGATCAGCATCAGGACTGCGGTGGCTAATAGGAAGATGATGATGGCGAGGGTCATGTCTTCTCTCCTCTTGCGCGGATGGCGTAGGCACAATCGGCTGGAGTCGGCCACTTGCAGCATTCAGTGCCTTCAGCGCGGCGCTCCATCTCATCACACAACTTCGCACACGCCTCGCGCTCGGCCTCCACCGCCCGCCGCGTCTGCACACAGGCAAAGCGCTGGCAGTCAGCGTGGCAGGAATGAATCTCGGTGGACAACAGGCGCTCGCGCTCGGCTGCAACAGCGGCCCGCAGTTGTTCGCCGGTGTAGAGGGCACGCCAAGCACCGGGTTCTGCTGATGCGGGCAAGCTCTTGCGGAATGTTCCGGTGTCCAGCCATTGCCACGCCACCGGTTCCTGCCGTTCGGCCAGCTTCTCGGCCTGCTCAATGGCGAGGCGCAGAGCGTCCACCAGTATCTTCACGGTCTCTGGAGTGACCGGAACTATTGCGCCGGGCCACGTGTACTCCAGCGCCTGCTTGATTGCGTCGATGCTCATGCCCTCTTCTCCTGCTGCGCAACCCGTGGGGCAACGCGGGCTTCAACATCGAGGATGGCATCGGCCAAGTCTCGATCCATCAGGTGCAGCTTCTGCGTCCAGCGAACAATCGTTAGCTGGATGTCACGGATTAACTCAGCCTTGAGCGCTGCGTCACTGACCACCTCCGAGGTTAGCCGGTAGCCACCGCCCGCCTCACGATCTGCTGGCAGGCTCACAAACATCCTGACCTGCGTTGGTTGACTTTCAATCACCGTGATCTTGCATCGGGCTATCAGCGCCCGAGCCTGCTGCTTACGATACAGCCCCGCAGCCTCAGTGTCATCCCACTCAAAGTGTTTGTGCAGGATGCTGCTCTCGTCCTGTGCCTCTTGCAGCACATCCTCGACCTTGAGCACACCGCCATTTTGGCGGGCCATCTTTGTCAATAACTTGCGTTCTTGTTCCATGTTTTATCTCCGTTTAAATGTTGCCTGCCTAGCCATGCCGAGCCTAAACCAGCCCGTCCAACACGATCCGTGCCTTGCCTTACCTGCCCCACCCCTCCGGGCCTTGCCATGCCGTGCCATGCCTGCCAGTCCTTGCCATACCACGCCTAACTCGGACTCTCCTAGCCTGCCACACCCAGCCTGTACTGACCCGAACGTGCCCTTCCTTGCCTGCCTTACCCCAACATTCCGAGACTTACCGCGCCGTGCCATGCCTGCCTGTCCTGATCCAACCGAGCCATGCCAGAACCTGCCTTGCCTGCCGGGCCTTACCGTGCCACGTCTTGCCGCAACAAACCGAGCCTGCTTTGCCGCGCCCAACCGCAACATACTCCGCCAAACCAAGCCGTGCCGAGCCGCGCCGCTCCTAGCCTGCCGTTCGACGCCCTGCCGAGCCGCGCCTAGCCGCGCCTAGCCCCGCCGTACCTGCGGTGTTAAGCAATGTTGAACTTCTTCTTCACTTCATTTTCCCGGTCACTCGGGACTACTTGGAATAGGCCAAACCCGCAGCCAGCCGAGGCCTTACTGTCAGGACGACCTGCTCCAATTCCTACTTGCATCCCGCAGCGGGACACAAGGTTAAGCACATCCACCGTTTTAAATTGATCGGTGTCATAACGCACCCGCAGCTTTGCAGCCCAGCTACGGTACATGGGACGTGAGCGCACATCAACAACGCCCGTGGCGTTGCGGGTATGCGCTGTGTATGTGTGGCTTTCACCGTAGACACGAACCAAGGGAACCCCATCGTTCTTGTCAAACCCATCGGCTTCGATGAACGTGGACAGCTTAGCAAGGGTCATCTTGAACCCGACCAGTCGGCAGGCGCTGATCATTGCTGCGCGGAATGCTGCGGCATTCATGCCTTCCCATCCCTCTGCGCTGCGATAGCGGGCTTCTTCGGCCTCTCTCTCGTAGTCCCGCGCATCGCGGACCTTCTTGCTGTTGGAACTCTTGCCCTCCGCCATCTTCGCCATCAGTTCGGCTTTCTTGCTGAAGCGCTCTACCACCAGAGGTGCAGTGCCTTCAATGTAGAAGTCAGTCATGCTGAACTTCGGGGGGCTGATCACACAGGTTTCTTCTTTAACAGTCATCATCTTTCTCCATTTAAATGTTTATAGTTGCTTACCACTCGGCGTTGCCGCGCACGGCCACACACTCTTTAGCACATGCGACACGATCTGATTTGCAGGCAGATGGCGTACCGCTGGCGTGTTCTCTAAATAGTTTCTCACCATGTCCCGGATCTGGCCCGCCGTAATGTTCTCTGGCGGGCAGTGCGTGATGCCCAGCAACGCATCAGCTACACCTGTGATGTAGCCCAGACCAATAGCCGGGACAACGTTGGTTCCACTGTTGTTGTTCAACTCGCTCAACAGCTTGTTGCCGTCCTTGAAGTAGGCATTGGCAGAGCCAGCCGCAAGGGCGAGACACAGGAGAAGGCGTTTCATTGTTCCCTCGCTTTCAACATCGCGTCGGCCATCTCATAGGAGTCGTTAGCAATCCAATCAGGTTTGCTAATCCGAGTGGAGGTGAGTAACCCCAGCATCGCCTTCGCAGCAAAGTAGTCGCGCAAAGTCATGCCTGCTTTTTCCGGGACGCCCCAAGGGTTGGTAGAGCCATCAGGAAACGCAGGGCCGCCGGTGTCGCGCTCAGTCATTTCACCCTCCGCATTGGCTCCCAACCTGCGTCAGGGATGCGCTCCGGGGGCGGAGGCGTCATTGTTGCACTGGGCGGCACCCATCCAAACCTGCGCCATGTGGCTTGCACATCCGCACCACGCTGGTAGCTGAACTTCACGTCAGTTACACGGGTAGACGGCTCAACTCGGGTTTGTTCACGCTTCATTTAAATGTCTCCTGAACTGCTTTCAGTACACGTTGACTGCGCCCCGATCTGCCGGGCCGACGCAGGCCGGTATCTTCTATGAATCCCTTGTCCAGCAATGCACGGTAACGCGCAGTGATGGAGGAGTACGGGTAGTTCGGGAACAGCGCACGAACCTCATCACTGATGCAACCGTCGGGGAACTTCTTGATGGCCTCATAAACAAGGCTTTCAAGGTTTGTAGTATCCACCAGATGCGCAGCCTCATGGCTTGTATCCGGTGAATCTGCCCGTACAAGATGGCGTGGATTCGTGCCAAATATTTTCATGAACGTTTCTTTCATTCCTCCAAC